CTTCCGATCTGAAGGATAAGCAAAGGTTTTGTTTAGACACAGGGCTATACTATTCACCATATTTATAATAAAAAACATCCTATTATTTCTCTTCACCTTCTTCACTTTCTTCACAAACAGGGCGTTCCAGAGGGTGAAGGGCTAAAAAGTCGCATCACTTACTTCACCTCGAATATTTTATATTTTTATTTGATTGTGATATATTCTTGACGAGAGTTAATTGGAAACAAATATTGGCAACAAGAAAGGAACTAGCAGAGCATTTGGGATTATCGCCACAGTCAATCAATGACCTAATAAGAAATAATGTTGTTACTATTGGTTCTGGTAGATCACCTGTAAACATAGACGCTTGCAGGCTACAGTATCTTAACTATTTAAGAAAAGCTGCTAGATATACGAAGAAAGATGGCGGTGCTGATATAGCTGAAGAGAAGGCTAGACTTACTAAGGCTCAAGCTGACAAAGCAGAATTAGAAGTTTCAGAGCTTGAAGCTAAATTAATACCATCAGACTTAGTTGCCGATACTTGGATTGATTATGTTGCTAACGTAAGAGCAAAGCTGCTGGGCTTGCCTTCGAGAGTGGCACATCAAGTTCTAACTCTTGATAAATATTCGGAAGTAGAAGAAGCTATTAAAGAACAAGTACATGATGCATTACAAGAGTTAGCAGATGATGGAATACCTCAAAAATATAGAAAAAGTATTACAAAAAACAAGAAAGACTTGGACACCTCCGCCAAATCTTAAGATTAGCGATTGGGCGGACAGATATAGAAAGCTATCTGCTGAGTCATCTGCTGAAGCTGGACAATGGCGAACTAGCAGAGCAGAGTATCAAAGAGATATTATGGATGCTTTCAATGATCCAGATATAAACCGCATAGTATTTATGAAGTCAGCACAGGTTGGTGCTACAGAGATACTGCTAAATGTAATTGCTTACTACATAGATCAAGACCCTGCTCCTATGCTAATCATGCAACCAACACTACAGATGGCTCAAGCGTTTTCTAAGGACAGACTTGCTACTATGATACGTGACTCAGAAAAAATCAGGGGTTGTGTAAAAGACCCTAGAAGTCGTGACTCAGGCAATACTGTATTACATAAATCATTTCCTTCAGGTCATCTAACAATAGTTGGTTCTAATTCTGCAAGTGGACTGGCTTCAAGACCAGTCAGATTATTGTTAGCAGATGAGTGCGACCGCTACGAACTTTCTGCTGGTGCTGAAGGTGATCCTATATCTCTTGCTACAAAAAGAACTACTACATTCTGGAACAGAAAGATATATATGTGCTCAACGCCAACAGTAAAAGGTTTATCAAGAATTGAAACCGCTTTTGAAGAGTCAGATAAAAGATACTATGAAGTGCCATGCCCTGAATGTAATGAGTATCAAGTTTTAAAATGGTCAAATGTAGTGTGGGAAGAAAACAAGCCTGAAACTGCTGCTTACGCCTGCAATGAGTGTGGTGCTGTTATAGATGAAAGTAAAAAGCAATGGATGTTAAAACATGGTAAGTGGGTTGCTACTGATACCAGTAAAGATACAGCAGGCTTTCATATATCAGAACTGTATTCTGTTTGGTCAACATGGGCAAACATGGCAACAAACTTTCTTGAAGCAAAGAAGCAACCTGAAATGTTAAAAACTTGGATTAATACTTCGCTAGGCGAAACTTGGGAAGAACAAGGTGAAGGCGTAGAATATGAAACACTTTTAAACAGAAGATTGCACTATGACGTAAATTCAATACCAGAAAGCGTATTAGTCATAACTGCTGGTTGCGATACCCAGAAAGATAGACTTGAATTACAGTTAATGGGATGGGGTCGTGATTATGAAGCTTGGGTGCTAGAGTATAGAATTTTCTGGGGTGATCCCAATGGATTAAAGGTTTGGCAAGAATTAGATGAATATATCAAGCAAAGGTTTGTAACTGAAGATGGTAGACCCATTCCTGTTTCTTGCGTATGCATAGACTCTGGTGGTCACCATACTAACCAAGTATATCAATTCACAAAACCTAGACAATCAAGAAGAGTTTTCAGTATTAAGGGTATAAACCAGCTAGGTAAGCCAATAGCTAATAAACCTTCTTTTGTTGGTAAAAATAAAGCTGTACTTTACCCTATAGGCACAGATACAGCAAAAGAAGCTATATTCGCAAGACTATCAACAGATGTCGAAAACTCTACTTTACACTTTCCAGCAGATGTAGATGAGGAATATTTCAAACAACTAACAGCAGAAAAAAGAATAACAAAGTTTGTAAGAGGTCGTAAATCACTTGTATGGAAGCAAATACGTCCAAGAAACGAAGCTTTAGATACAATGGTATATAATTTTGCAGCAATTTATATACTCAATCCTAATTTTGATGTTATAGAGCAAAAAATTATGACAAATGTAGAAAAACCAATAAAAACTGGACAAAAGTCTAAGAAAGTAGCAAGAAAACCACAAAATTTTGCTACTTCTTGGAAATAATTGTTGACATTTATATAGAAAACCATAATGTGATAATAGATTAATCTATTTAATGAGGTCTGCTTGAGTAATAAATTCGATAGAACAAATTATCCAACTGCTGAACCTGCTGTATTAGTAGCAGGAGATAGATTTACATGGAAAAGAGATGATCTTGCGTCCGACTACTCTCCAAGTGCTTTTGCACTAACTTACGAGTTTCACGAAGATAGTGGAGGTGGTGGAAGTCACAAATTTACTATAACAGCAACAGAAGCAGATGACACTTATTATATAGAAGTAGGATCATCAACTACTGCTTCTTATTCTGTTGGCGATTATATTTGGGAAGCATATATTACTAGATCATCTGACTCTGAAAGAATTATGGTTGACTCAGGTAGAACTGAGATTACTGAAAATCTTGCCAACACCAATGCTGACATTAGAAGTCACGCAAAAAAAGTTCTTGATGCAATAGAAGCTGTAATAGAAGGCAGAGCAACAATAGATCAATCTTCGTTCTCAATAGCAGGAAGGTCTTTATCTAGAATGAGTGTTGATGAATTAATGACTTTCAGAGATAGATATAAAGCTGAATATTTAAAAGAAATAAAATTAGCAAGAATTAGAAACAAACAAGGATCAGGCAATACTATTAAAGTTAAGTTTGGTTCAACTTCAACAATTAACCCAACAGATTACACATAATGGCTTGGTACGATAATTTATTAGGAAATAATAAAAAGAAAACTAAAAAGAGAGCTTTTACTAGAAGCTATCAAGGTGCAAATACAGGCAGATTATTTGGAGATTTTTTAATTAGCTCCACTAGTGCCGATGCAGAAGTCAAGGACAACCTTAGAGTCTTACGAGACAGAGGAAGAGAGTTAGCGAGGAATGACGCATATATCTCAAGATACTTAAATCTTATGGTATCTAATGTCATTGGCAAGCAAGGCGTAAGAGTGTCCTCCAAGAGTCGAGATGATAATGGGTCATTAGACATTGGAGGAAACCAGCTTATAGAGCAAGCATGGCGTGAGTGGACGCATTTAGGAAACTGCACAACAAATGGAAGATTATCATTCTTAGATTGCCAAAAAATATTTATTGAAACCTTACTAAGAGATGGTGAAGTTTTAATTAGAAAAGTAAAAACATCCGACTCACCTTTTGGTTTTCAAATACAGTTTTTGGAAGCAGATCATTTAGATGAGCAAAAAAATCAAATGGCAAAAGGTAATGGCAACTCAATTAAGATGGGTGTTGAAGTTGATAAAAACGACAAGCCAGTAGCATATCATTTATTTAAGAATCATCCTTATGACAACACTTATCATAGTCCAACGCAAGAACACATAAGAGTTCCTGCGGATGAAATCATACACGCTTACTTACCAAACAGAGCAGAACAAACAAGAGGCGTATCTTTTATTGCACCTGTTATGGCAAATGTTAAACAACTTAACGCATATCTTGAAGCGGAAATAGTAGCTGCTAGAGTAGGTGCTTCAAAGATGGGCTTCTTCACTAGTCCAGATGGTGATGGTTATGTTGGTGATGGTGATTATGAAGATACTTTTAATCCAACAATGACTGCTCAAGCTGGCGTTTTTGAGCAGCTTCCTAACGGAACATCTTTCCAAAGCTTTGATCCAACACATCCTACTTCTGCATTTGAGTCATTTACAACAAGCGTTTTAAGAAGCATTGCTAGTGGTCTAAACATTTCATATCACTCACTTTCCAACGATCTTACAAGTGTAAACTACTCATCAATCCGTCAAGGAGCTTTAGAGGATAGAAGTAATTATCAACTTATGCAGCAATTTGTTATTGAACATTTCGTTGATCCAATATTTAAGTCTTGGCTTGAAATGGCAATAATAACTGGCTACATGAATTTACCAATATCTAAATATGATAAGTTCTCAAGAGGTATAACTTATATTCCAAGATCATTCTCTTGGATTGACCCATTAAAAGAGATGCAGGCAAATGTTATTGGATTACAAAATGGTACAGTCACTTATAGTGACATAAGCTCATCTTACGGCAGAGATGTTGAAGAATTATTTGAGCAGCATCAAAAAGAAATAGAGCTTGCAAAACAATATGATATAGAACTTGCTTATCAACCTTTTGGTCAGAAGCAACCAGTAGAAGCTAATATTACTGGAGCAACAGAGGATGATGATGGCTAAACCAACAGAAGGCATGAAAGCTGAAGCACAAAAAGGCTTAGACTGGCGAGAAGAGTTTGGTCGTGGTGGCACAAGAATTGGTGCAACAAGAGCAAGACAGATAGTTGCTGATGAAAACCTTTCCGATGAAACAATAAAGAGAATGTTTAGCTTTTTCTCTAGGCATGAAGTTGACAAACAAGCAGAGGGTTTTTCTTCAGGTGAAGATGGTTACCCATCAAACGGAAGAATAGCTTGGGCGTTGTGGGGTGGAGATGCAGGCTTTTCTTGGTCAAGAAGGTTAGTCGAGCAAATGGATGATGATAGAGATTACGAGGAAGAAATGATGTTAAGAGGAACAGAAGATACTTTAAGAGAAAAAGCAAGAGAGCATAATAAAGAGGTTGGCGACAACGCATCGAAAAGAACAAGTTATGCAACATTACAAAAAGTTTACAACAGAGGAATTGGTGCTTATAACACTAATCCTTCAAGCGTGCGTCCCAATGTTACGTCAAAAGAACAATGGGCGATGGCAAGAGTAAATAATTTTTTACGAGTCTTAAAGACTGGTAAATATAAGTCAGGCGAGCATGATACTGATCTGCTGCCTGCATCACATCCTTTATCAAGCAAAAATAAAGAGGAGAAATCTATGAAAGATAAAGAAGATAGGCATATCCTCAATGTTAGCGAAACCGATGACAAAGTTGTTGTTGAGTTTGCAAAACATCACGAGGATGAAGAAAAAGAAGGCGAAGAAATGGAAATGACTGAAGAAGCACGTCCATATCATTACGGAGATGATGATGAAGATGAAAAAGGTAGGAAAGTAGTTGATCTAAAGGTTAATTACAGAACTATTGATTTATCAAGATCAGAATTTGTTGATGAAGAAAATAGACGTGTAAGAATTGGTGTTTCTAGTGAAGAGCCTGTAGAAAGAAGTTTTGGAATGGAAGTTCTAGGACATTCACCAGAAGAGATAAACATGGAGTTTATGGAATCTGGACGAGCGCCACTTTTACTGGATCACAAAATGGATCAGGTAATTGGTGTTGTAGAAGAATTTAAACTTGATCAGACTGCTAAGAGGACAATAGCAGTAGTAAGATTTGGACGATCTGACTTAGCTGAAGAAGTTTTTAGAGATGTACTCGATGGCATACGAATGAATATAAGCGTAGGGTATCGAGTTGATAAATTAACCAGAATGAAAGACAAAGATGAGCCTTATTACAGAGCAAGCTTTACGCCACTTGAAATTAGTAGTGTGAGCGTACCTGCGGATCAATCAAGGCTAGTTGGAGTTGGTCGTTCTAAACAAATTGCTGAAAAAGCAAGGGTACAAATAATGGATAACGAGAAAAAAGAAATTAATCTTGATGAAGTTAGATCAGAAAGTGCTGAAGCTGCTAAAAAAGAATTTGCAAGAAACTCGAAAGAGATTATTGATTTAGCTGTTACTCACAATAAAAGAGATTTAGCACATCAAGCTATTTCTGAAGGCAAATCTGTTGAAGAATTTAGAAGCGTATTATTAGATAACATATCTAACGATACTCCTTTAGAAACTCCAAAAGATATTGGTCTTACAGAAAAAGAAACAAAAAGATTTAGCGTTCTAAAAGCAATTAATGCTATGGCTAATCCTACTGATAGGAGAGCACAAGAAGAAGCTAAGTTTGAATTTGAATGTTCTGAAGCAGCACAAAGAGCACATGGTAAATCTGCTCAAGGTGTTATGCTTCCAGATGATATTCTAAGAAGTTGGTCACAAAGAGACTTAAATGCTTCAGATGACGCAGGTCTTATTGGTCAAGATTTTAGAGCTGGATCATTCATTGACTCTTTAAGGAACAACTCAGCAGTATTGCCACTAGCTACTACGCTAAATGGCTTATCTGGTGATGTGAAGATACCAAGAAAATCAAGTGCTGCTACTGCTGCTTTCATTAGTTCTGAAGGCGGAGCTGCTGGTGAGTCAGAAATGGTTATCGGTTCTGTGACAATGTCTCCAAAAACTTGTGGAGCATTTACAGATGTAACGAGACAACTTATGATTCAATCTTCACTTGATGTTGAAAACTTAATTAGAGATGATCTAGCTAAGTCAATGGCTATTGCTATTGATG